GTACTCCATGAAGCTACCTGGCGCGCTGCGGTCAATTCGACGAACCTTTGTCAGGTCAATCATGGCAGTGTCGCAACACCGTTGATGGTTCGTATTTGCAGCCAGTTGTTCAGCGGGCCGGCCACAAGCGCTTTGAACGTCAGCTCGACGGTCATGTTGCCGTCGCGGTCACCGAATAGCTCGGCCGGCTCGGCAAGTAGGCCGACGAAGTCAATCCGTAGCTCGCGCGTGTTAGCCGTCTCCACAAAGTTAGCGCGAATGTTGCGCGCTACACGGTCTGTCAACAGTGCATCCACCCAGGATTTGGCGGTCGTGTTGAACTCCGCGGTGATGGTCAACTGCGCTTCCCAGCGTCCTTCGCCCCAGTCGAGCGGCTGCGCGCCCTCGAACATCTTGAGGTGACGGTTGGTGTTGATGCTTAGCTCTGCTTCAATCACCGTACCGGGTACAGGCGTCGTGCCGTGGGCTGTGCCAGTGGGGTCCACAAACCACGACGCATGACGCGAGAGTACAGGCGTCACAACGCGCGTCGGCAGCGAGCCGGTAAGCGCGTTTGCTTGCACACTCCGCCCGATCAGCGACCAGCTCTCCATCACACCAGCGTTCGCTTCGTAACGCAGCGTCCACTCTCGCAAGATACCGCCGACCACTCGATACTCAGCGCCGGTCGCGCCGTACTCTATCGTGTAAATCTGCGGCGCGGCGTAGCTTGTGAGCGGCGCATTGAACGTGCGCGAGCCGCCGATCTGCGAGACCGGCCCGAACAAGCCGAACAGGCCGTAGAGGATGTCCTCATACGTGGTCTGAAGTTCTATCTCTCCCTCGGCGTGGCGTTGCGAGACAACGACAAGATCGCTCACCGAGCGTCCCAGCTCCTCAACCACCGCGTCGTTGTGGTTAAGCGTGACGCTCCCGTCGGTCAGGCCGCGCAAGATAGACGTGGCAGCGACGGGAGTCGCAAAGGCCGTTTGCTGGCCGAGTTGAATCCTACGCAGATGCGTTGCTGGCATCTTCTATCTCCTCTTCTCCGCGACTCGTGTACAAGCCGCGAATGAACTCGATGTCATAGTTGTGCGCTTGTGCGAGTTGCTCAAGCTCATCATCGGTCACCGAGCCGTAAGGAAGGCCGGGGTAGTACACCCTGTGCCATTTCTCCGGCTTTGGCTCATAGATCACTGTGCTCATATCTTCTCGATAACTCGAACCGCGATGCTGATGCTCAGGTAATCCGTGCCTGCTAGCGTGTAAATGGCCGGCTCGTCGGCGTCCACACTGGCGACATGGTCCACCTGACCGCCCAACGTGATGTCATCGGTGATTGCTTCCATCACGTCGTCGGCCAGCGTGTAAAGCGCTGACTGCTGAGACGTTGTGACGCCCTGCGCTATCGGCGAATGCACGATGCGCACGCGAACAAGCGTCTCGATGCGCACCAGTTCATGCGCGTGCTGCCGGCGATTCTCGCTGATTGGCGTCACCAGCGCCATAGGCAGCGCAGGCGTGTTCGTGCTCATCGGCACGGTCGTGTAGGCCGCAACGATTCCCGGCACAGCAGCGACCACGGCATGAACGGCATTGACAGCGCTCAGCATGGCATCACCTCGAGCACAACGTACGGGTCGAGCATCTGCGTAATGTCGCGCGGCAGGCGCGTGCTCAGCGCGTTCAACCCTTCCTGTCCCGTCACATCGAAGACTTGCGCATCTTTCGAGCGATACATCCAGCCTGCCAATCGAATGCAGATTTGCACGATGTCATCTGGCGGGGCCGCGGTGAATCCCCATTGCCCCGTGACGTCCGCGGTGTATTCGATACTCCACGACGGCGCATCGGTCTTGATGCGCAGCAACCTGGTCGGCGGGTCAAACGGCACAAAGTCGGATGGCAACAGGGTATCGCCTTCGTCGGTCACGACCTGCGTCAGCGCGCGCAGGTCATCCGGCAGGAAGAACACGTCCCGGACGATGTGTTCCCGGCGAATCTTCTTCGTCGCTGTTGACGCAGTGAAACGCCTGCCGGTGTAGCGGTCAATGGCTGCTGACGCGGCATCTATCAGCCGCGTCAGCAGCGCATCTTCGCTCGTCGCAGTGATGCCCAGATACTGCTTGACCTGAGCGAGCGTCGCGTAGCTCATCAGTTAACGATGGTCGTGCTAGCCAGCTTCGCAGGCGGGTTGTTGCGCGCCGAAGTGCCGATAAACACGACGGCAACCGTGGCATTTCCGTTCACCACCGCGCGAATCCAGCGATGGCCGTTTGGCAAGTCCTCATCGCGGATGTTGATAACAGCCTCGCTGTTCGCAGGGACGCTGGAGACGGACTTGCCGGTGATGCTGGTGAACGTGGTGTTGTCGGCAGACGACTGAATCGTGAACGACGGCGGAGTCGTAGCTGCACCCACGATGCACACAGCAGCCACACCGCGCAGCAACTGCATGTCCACACTAGTTGTTTCCGTCGCGCCGGTGATCGCCTGCGCCGGCAGGCGACCGGCGATGTTCAAAAAGTCGGTCGGCTTCATGTCAGTCTCCTGCTACTGTAGTCTCACAAAAGGACTCACTTCCACGTTTGTGTTGATGTACTTCGCCTTGTCCACCACGCGCGGCGTGCCGTCAGCGTAAACCGTCAGCCGGTAGGCCGTCTGATCGAACTCGAAGTAGGCATCTGCGCTCGCGGCGATCTCGATGTCGCGCACCAGCTGAACCGCGTACATGCTGAAGTCGGCCAGCAGCACGTCACCAGCAGTGCCGAGCGTATTCACCTTCTCGGTCAGGACTACCGGAATGCCCATCAGCGTTCCCGCGATGCCTTCCTGCCAGTTTGGTTGCCACACGGGGGTATTCCCAATGCTGAATTGAACCAGCTGCGGCAGCACGGTCGGGTGGATCAACCACACGGCGCGACCAAGCGAGCCTGGCATCAGGCGCTCCAACATTCGAGCTGCGTCAACTGGCTTGAATTGGTTCGCAGTGTCGCGCGTCACGCTGACCAGCGCCTGGGCGTTCAACACGCCTAGTGGTTCGCCTGCGCCAGTGCCGCGGATGAAGTAGTAGTCAAGGTAATCCGATGCGCTTTCGGCAAGCATCCGGCGTAGCTGCGCGTCAAACGTGGTGCTGGCCAGCATCCGGTTGCTCACGCGCACGATGCCGGCCATCGTCAAAGCGCGCAAGGTGTACTGCTTGAAGGCCGGCTCGGTCTCGGCAATCGCGCTGTTCTCGTTCGCCCACGTAAACTTTACGCCACCGTACCAGGCGAACACACCCGCAGCACCTTTGCCCAAGTCAACGACCGGCTGGCGGACCGTGCCGGGTGCATCGGTCACGAACGCGCGCGGCAGTACGATGGACTGCTCACTCACAGCGGTTAGAAGGTCGGGGATGAGCGTCTCCGGCACGAGATAGCCCCCCGATGGGCCTTGTCCTGTGCCTAGCGCCTTAATCGCATCGTAGTCCTTGCGCGCTACGGCGCTCATGAAGTCGCGCAAGGTTATGCTCTTGGTCTCAGTTACGTACATGTAAATCTCCTCCGCTACGCTCTTTCGCGCATCTGCCTTGCCTTCGTCGGCGGTGACAACCGCCGCAGGCTCGACCTCTGGACGCGCAATCGAGCGGATAGCTTCGACAATCTCGACGCCGAGCGTGCGTGGTTCAGCCGGCGTCGGCGTCAGCGACACTTCAACAATAGGCCAGCGCTCAATCTCTCCGCTGCTCTTGCGCGAGACAAGATGGCCGGGCGCGCCGGTGCTCATGCCAAGCGCGCCCTGCTCAGCAAGTTGTCTCACAAGCTCGATGTATTTGCTGTGCCGGTCGAGTTCCGCTTTGACCAGAACGCCGATGTCGTCGGTGTGCATCTCCTCTACGCGACCGATCACCTTGAGTCCTACATCGGGATGAATGCCGTGCTCATAGAGAAGCGGCGGGTTGCTCAAGCCGAGAAGCTCCGACCCGAAGTCAGTCTTGCGCGTGAAATGCTCGCCGTGCAAGTCGCGCCCGCCGAACACGACCGCGTAGCCTTCAGCGTATAACTTGCCTTCCTGCTCATACACCTTCACAG